CGGTATGGCTTCCCGTTGACCACTATCACCAACATACACACAGGGGGCACGGCTACTTCAGTTTGTGGTGCTGTCAGCGTAACGGCGACCAAACCAGCAGCCCAATTCGATCCAGTATCGGTAGAGTTGCAGGTTATCGCTGGCGTGAACAGCGCGGACCCAGTCGCGACATCAAACAATTGTGCCGTAACGGTAGCCCCCAATGCAATAGGCGTCGCGATTCCATTGGTTAGCAACGTAACCGGAACAGTAACGGCTTGGTCGACAATAATCGTAGTCATAGCACTCAATAAAAAATCCGCTGCGGGAATCACCCCGGCCAGCGGATTGTGTCAGCCGGGAGGCGTGGCTTAATACGAGGTACGATTTTCCTGCGTCAAAACAGGTACCAATTGCATATTACCAATCGCATCGAAATATAATGTCGTCACACTGCCTGCGTCGAGATCAGTCGTGCCTGCGGTAAAGTTTACGCCGGTTGCGTTGGACACGACGATGAACCCAATCAAGGCATTGTAAACAGGTTGTTGCGCACCGATTGGTGCGGGAGCAGTAGCTGCCAACAACGAGCCCAAGTTAGCGATGGCAGCGGCAACGGTGGCGCCTGGTGTAGCCATGGCTGATGCACTAAGCGTTCCCGATTGGTTCACAAAGAACGCCCATGCCGCACTGTCACCAGTTGGCAACGTCCCTGCAATGGCGGCCATGTTCGTACCAGCCGCCACATAGACGACCGTTCCGTCAACCATCGCCACGATAGCGGAACCAGCCTTAGCCAGCGGTGAACTACCGGCACTAATGACCAGACCAGCCTTGGTGAACATGCCGGTATTTTTCAAATTAATCAAATCGCCAACGCAATCGCCAAGCTTTGCCGAGTTCATTGCCGGCGACGACTTATTGACTTGTTCCTGCTTTGAACCCTGCGGTGCTTTGCTCATTTCATTCTCTCTAAAAAATGGCCGGAGGCCGGTTATTCTGTTTCGCTGTCGTCGCCATCAGATGCCGAGTTCGACGCACTCTGCAGCGTCAGTGTTCTTTGCTTTTCAGCGAATTCTCTGGCTTCAACAACTTTTTTGATCTCAGCGGCAAGGCGTTGCGCTTTCCAGCGCGAGTCAACCTTGATACCGAGGTCTTCGGCTTGGACTGTCAGCGCAAGTATTTCGCTGTCGGGACCGTCGGCCAACGCAAACCCTGTGATTGACGTAAATCGCTTTGCCTTTTCTTCCGAGACATCGGCAGAAATCACATGCTCTCCATGCCGCTCGAAGGAAACGCCATCAATCAAAGTGGATGCGTATTTTAACTTGCAAATTACTCGTGGCATGATCAATTACTCAAGTGGTTGAGATACCCCGGCCGAAACCGGGGTCCAAGCGCATTGGAACGATTACTCGTTCGTGAATGGCCGCCAGGTGGCCTTGCTTGGCAAAATGTTTTTGATATAGCCATGGTGTTTCGGCTTTGTCATACGCAGATAACCAAACAGGAACTGGAACCACGAGATAACCGGCACGCCGCCGACACCGAAAGGCAAAGGAATCTTTGTCATCGGTTGGAATTGACGCCAGCCGATCGCGTCAGCGGCTTGGCCCATGTTCAACAACGGCACCTGGAACGTTCCCGGGATATCGGCGTTTTCGTCGGTATAGGTGGTGGTCGCTCCCGCGCATGGAATGACCTTGAACATGCGCAGAGTCGAGGACGTGTTTGGACCATTCTGATACGAACGATACAACACGTATCCGCTTTCGGTAGCAGCAGCCGAGCGCGTAATGGTCAAGACAGCATTGTCGCCAGCGGCAACGGTAGTCTGGATGCTTTTCACGCAAGCGCTGTAGCCTTTGCCGGTGGCATCGATTGCTGCAACTGCCCAGTAGTAGAGACCGGCACGGCTGGCATTGAAGGTGCTCGACGGGTCCGAGTTGACCGCAACAGTCAAGCCAAGCGGAAGGATAGCGGCGTTGGCGGTAGCGGCAGCGGTATAGTTAGGATCTGTTGCGCCGTCCCAGGGAACGATCATCGGATTCAGTTCGTCGTTCAAGAACGTATCCATGTGCGTTTTCATCGGGCCATGAGTCAAGCGAATCGCTTCGACGTGGCCGCCGATCATCGGCGTATTCGAACCCTGCGGCATCCAACGATAGGCTGGGTCCAGATCCGTGTTCAGATCGAGTTGGATTGTCTGCGGCAAGAATGCGTCTGTGCTTTTACCCCAGCTACCGTACCCTGAAACATTGGCGTTGATGGCAGAGAACGGAAGCACGCTATTCAATTTCGTGCCCTGCATGTCGTAGATGTTCCCGCTCGACATCTGACCGGCGGCGATTTGAGCGTCGATCTGCGCAAAAATACCATCGAATTGAACCGGACACGCAGCGGCATTGCCGTGGAAAAGCATGTATTCGGCATCGGTCAGCAGTTGCAGAGCGCCGTTGCGTTCTTCGACGGCCGTGGCTTCGATGATATTTTTGCCGATGTTCAAGACGTATCCGACTTGACGCAAAGACATCAGGAATTTGACCAAGCCGACTTCACGAGCGTATGCGCCTTGAGCTGCTTGCACGACACCCATTTGCGAGTTCGCGGAGCCGCCCAGGACACCGCCGACGCCAGTCTGACGCACGTATTCGTCAACGATGTTCGTTGCGTTGGTACTTTGCAACATATTGAACAACGTAAAGTTCTCGTTTTCCTGGATAACGGTCTTCATGGCCGTATCGAGAGATTGAACGCCCAACGAGCCGCCGCCAGTCAGGGTCGCGACGTCAGTTTGGTAGTTGCTCGCCTGGAGGGCTTTTTGCAAGTCCTCGAATTGAGAAAGGGCACCGCTCGTCGAGCCGCCCAAAACAGGGTTAGCACCGCCTGGCACAACCCCCGCATATTGATTAAAAATTCCAGCCATTTTGAATTCCTCTTAAGTTGACGGGTTTGTGGGGTGGGTTATGCCAAGACCTTGGTAACCAGGGACTGATCGATCAAGTTGGCCTGATTGCTGCGCAACGCGACGTCAATGAATGTCAAGTCTTTGCCGGTGATTTTCCCGGCTTCGAACAAAGTCGTGGCCTTTGCCAAAAATGTGGTGCCATCGACTTCATTCGCAGCGGGGTTGGATTTCGCCAGCGTCTGCGATGCCGTTTCGTGGATATTCACCAGCGTCTTGCGACCAGCGCCTTGACTGCCGATTTTTTGCACGTCGGATTGCAGCGATTTGATGAGTGCGGCCTGCTGCGTGATGATCTCGCCCTGTTTCTTGACGAGGCCGACGGTAGCGGACAGCGCTTTCGCGATCACGTCTTCCGTGTCATCGATGCGACCGATCAACGACTTCACCAGCGCGGTACCGTCTTCGGCAGGAACTTCCACGCCGTTGATTGTGACCATCAACGACTTCATGATGGGGTTGCCGTCTTCGTCTAATTCTTCGCCTTCTTTTTTCTTTCCTTCGGTTTTGTCGCCTTCGACATTACCGCCATCTTTATTTCCGCCCACTTCACCAGTGCCACCCGCAGCGGCAGCAATAGCTTTATCGCCCCCGTCTGCCGGCAGTGCCTTGGTCATGGTGTCAAGTTCGCCTAACAGTGCCTCGAAGGCACCAACTTGCTTTTCGCTCATGATTGCACTCTCCGTTTGTTCAAACCAGTTTTCAAATCGCGGTAAAACCGCTCCACATACTCAGCCGCGTCGCTGAGCGCGAGGCCAAATCTTTTGTTGCAATAATCGATCAGTGCGGCCGGGGTCGCGCTGGCGGCACCGCTTTTGATAGCTCCAGCGAGTAGGTCGCGGAACTCGAAATAATTTTTCGGTGCGCCATCGAGAGACTGCATGCCGAGCGCGCCGCCGCCAGAGAGATTCGCCATGTCGGTGCTGTAGCTGGCTTCGAGAGCCTTGACAAAATCCAGACCGGCCACGCCCCAACTTTTGGCAAGCACACCGAACGGGACCGTCGCAACGGTCGGGACGGCTTGATTGACGGGTGTTTTACTAAACCCAATATTACTCCAGCGCACTTTTTTTACGTACGCTTTGCGGCTTTTTGTGTCTGGGTCGATCTCGACTGCGGTTTCCATAACATGTCCGCCGACGGATGGGTACCAGCGCGCTGGCGGGCTAATATCGACCAAGCTTGACCAGAATTCGTTGGCTTTTTCGCTGGCAGGACCACTACCAGTAGCGATGAGACCCTTCACGAAGGTAGCACCGCCGGAAAATTTGACATCTACTGGTCGCCCGATTTCGAAGAGTTCACAACCAGGTATTCCTGGTGTGCCAAGTTTCGGATTGGGTTTTCCGATCAGTGTATAGTGGTCGATATCGAGATTCCCATACTGCAGGAACCAATCGGCGCTATCGCGCAACGCTTTTTGAAGAACTACTTCATTTTGCTGGTCCTCGACCTCGTTGGATGCTTCGATATAGATGAATCGATTGTTTCCCTCCATGCGTGGCGTCGCCTTGAGCATCGATCCGATGCACAGATATTCGGGGCAATTCGCCAATAGTTGGGCG